GATGCCATTTATGGATGTCATCTATCTGTGGATATACCTGCGATATGATCAATTAGACCCCCATCTACGTCTGAACATTACATGTCCACGTTGTAATAGAATGAATGAGAACATCATTGCATCAATGGACGGATTGGATGTTGACGTTATAGAGGAAGGTGACTCACCTCATGGTGAGTACAAACTTAAGAAGCAATTCAAGCTCGAAGAAGATGATGCAGATGTCATCAAGGTCATCAAATTAAAAAGGACTCCATGGGCATGTATGGAGAAAACTGATGATGAGGTCACTACTAACCAAGGTATGATCATGGATGTTATGTTTAGACATTCCATTATCGGTTGGGATGAGGAGGAAGGATATGCCGATTTCGATAAATTTAATGCTAAACTTAGAAAGATAGATTTCGAACGTCTATCAAATTCTATTGAAGTGCATAACGCTGGCCCGACCTTAGCTATTGAGGGCAAATGCAAATTCTGTCCATCAAAATTTCATCAAGCAATGAATTGGAGTTATGACAGTTTTTTCGGCAGTTCGTCTCTACCCATGGAATAGAGGACATATGGGAACAGGAATTTATCCTCCTCTACCATATACCTGGTATGACGACAGAACGAATCGAGCAGATGGGACAGAAAGAGCGCACATGGTGGTTTGACAGACTGACAACACAGAAGCAAAGCGAAGCAGACGCTATTAACAAAGGGAATAAATAACGAAAGGGCATACAATGTCTTTTAACATGTTCGCTAAATTAGTCTTCGAAGCTCCTGGTGTTGAAAGTAAAGTCAAATCCCTGTCTGCTAGTTTTGGAAATCTCAAAAAAGCAGGTGCCAAAGTTGGCACTGGTATAAGAGAAGTTAGCCAAGGGATTAGGGGTGTGGCTATAGCCACTGCTCCCTTCTCTCTTTTTGCTGGATCTGCAATTAAAGAAGCTGGGAAGTTTGAACAGTCTCTTGATGCTGTCCAGTCAATATTGAGGGTCAATGATGAGGAGATGAAGAAGCTCGCAGTCACGACCAAATTCCTCGGTGCAACAACCAAATTTACATCTTCAGAAGCAAACCGTGGAGCGCAGCTATTTGCACAGGCTGGCTTCTCTATGCAGGACACTATAGCTGCACTTCCAGGTGTTTTAAATGCTGCTGCTGCTGGTGAGGTGAGTGTTGCTGATGCTACAAACCTTGTGGCCTCTAATGTGAGGGCATTTGGTCTTGAGGCCAAAGAGTCAACAAAAGTTGCAGATATCATGGCAGAAACCATGGCATTGACGAACACCACAATGAATGAATTGGGTGAGGGTTTAAAATTATCAGCTGCTAAACTAAAAGGTTTTGGTTTCAGTGTTGCTGAAGGTGCAGCAGCTATCGGAGTCCTTAGTAATGTTGGGGTCAAAGCCACATTGGCTGGTACGGCAATTCGTAATGTCCTTCAAAAACTAGCAAAACCATCAAAAGACACAATAGCAATCTTCGGTGGTAAGGACGGTCTCGCAGATGCAGTGACAGCCACTAACGGGTCAATGCTCTCCTTACCTGAGATCATGGTTAATATAAACCAGGTGATGGGCAAGAGTAAAAACAAACTCGAAGATATGAGAAAAGCGGCTGAGATATTTGGTATCAGGGGTGAGGTTGCCTTTGGTGCATTTAGAGAACAGGCATCAGAGACATTTAAGGTCACAGCAGAGAACCTACCACGTCTAACAGCAGGTCTAAAGGCGAGTAACACACAGCTAACAGAACAAGATCTCAAAATCGGTGGAACAATACCCAAGCTTATTGCACTTCAGTTTTTAATTGAAGCATCAGCAGGTGCTGCTGAAAAGATGGCAAGAACTAGAATGGGTAACTTTTTTGGTAAATTGACAGAGCTTGCCAGTGCGTTTAACAACTTACAAATTGAGATTGGGTCATTAACCTTGGGTAGCTTCACCGATCTAGCTGTTAAAGCAGGTGACGCTATCAGAATCCTTACTCTTGGTTTCCAGGCTTTGAATATGTCGCCAGATCAATTCAAGACTGTAGAAGATGCCTTGAAGGCACAGAATAACCAGATGCTTCATATGCTTGGTCCAGCACGAGAGTTTGCGGCTGGATTTGTCGAGGGATATGAAGAAATCAAAACTGTAGTAACAGATGCATTTACAATCATTCAAGAGAAATTTAACGAGTTTAGTAAAACCTCTGGGATATCAGCTAAAGAACTAGGTAAGTTTGTTGCCAAATTTATAATAATAGCAGCAATAGCAGCACCGATACTTGCAGGATTGGCAGCAGGGTTCTTTGTCATTGGACAGGTTGCTATAGGTCTGAAGGGTGTCTTCTCTATAGTATCGGGGTCATTGGGTATAATTAAAGTTGTGGCAATGGGCCTTTGGAATGTCTTTAGTATTGGATTCACAACAATCCAATCGGCAATTCAACTCGGTGTGATGATCCCATTTCTTAAAGTGATTGCGATCATCGCAATCGTATCAGCGGCTGTATATCTATTCAGGGACACTCTGATTGCATCTGGAAAACGAATCCTTGGATTCTTTGAACCAGCATTCGGTAAATTAAAGAAGCTATTCACCGATACATTCCAGACTGATGGTGAATTCACATTTGGATCAGGTGCAATTGGTAAGATGATTGAATTTGGAAAAAACATAATCTCCATTTTCAAGACCGTGGGTGAGGTCGTTTTAGCTGTCATATTACCTGTTGGTGAGGGTATGGCATCGATATTTGCTAAATCATTTGACATGATAGTGAGCACCTTCATAGTTGCTTTTGAGTTTGTTAGAGATTTCTTCTCTGAAGTTGGAACCGTGATTTCTGACACGTTTAGTGAGATTGCTCCAGATATAAAACAGATCTTTGCTGATGTGGGAGCAATCCTAGATGAGATATTTGGAGGGGATGTTGCTGGAAGTTGGCGAGACACTGTTATGTCAGCATTTACAGCCGTTGGTGATTTCGTTCAAAATAATTTCATGGGTGCATTGATGGCTGTAAAAATCATTTTTAGGATAATGGGAGCAGCTGCGATCTTAGTTCTCAAGGCGATTGCATTCGGTTTCAAAACCATTATCTCGGTGGTTAAAGGAGTGGTGAGTTTCATCAAAGATATATTCACAGGGGGTGAGATATCACAGGCTATACAGGCAGCTTTTGGTGAGTTTGTTCAATTTGGAAAGCAGATATTCCAGATATTTCAAACATCGTCAGAGGAAGGTGGGTTTTTTGCAGGTCTCGGTACAGCAGCAGCGTTTGCGGTAGCCAAGATAATAGTTAAATTCAAAGAACTCAAACCTAAGCTATTAGCATTTTTCACATCACTCATGACTAGTTTGGTGAATAAGATAAAAGGGATGGGTGCGGGTATAACAGGTGCTCTCAAGGGTGCATTCAACTTTGTCACGGGTGGTGGTGATGATGATGAGAAGAAAAACCCACTAAAAGGTGCTGGTAAACCATTTGAGATCAAACTCGCACCTCTATCAGGTGATGTTAAGGGTGCCTCTGATGGGGTCATGAATGCAGCTGCACAAGCAAATGGTGCTGCGAACAAAACAAAAGCAGTAGCATCAGCACCTGTCACAAACGTCATCGAGTTGAAAGATAGGAACAAGGGTGATCAAAAGATCATCGTCCAAAACACACTCAAGGTTGGTGGTAAGGTTCTCGCTAGATCTGTGCAGGAAGTTAAGAGTGAGAATAACGAGAGACAGGGCATGGGTAACATTAGTGACTTTAAAAAACGTCAGCTAGTGAACCGGACAGGGGGTAACTAATGGCAGATCTAAACGTACTTTTAAGGCGTGAGATTGGTAATAATAATAAGAACTGGGCACTTGTAGAGGATGAGGGCAAGTTCACATTATTTTCTCAATACCCACCACAGAATTACACTGAGAATGCAGGTGCGAAAATACCTGAAGTTTCAACTGTAAACAATCAAGAACCTTTTCCACAGTGGGTTGGTGGTGAGGGTGAGACAGCATCATTCACGGCAAGAATCTACAGACCAGATCCATTAGATAGTGGGTCTGTTCGAAAAGATATTGAAAATCTTAAAAAAGCAACAAAGAAAGATCCAAAATTATTTAGAGCACCCATCTTCACATTCTCCTGGGGTGACGAGATATCCTACAAGTGTTTTGTCGTTACTGTTGGTGGTATCCAATACGATGACATAACAGAGTCAGGGCACATCAGGGGTGCGACATTCCAGGTTGTTCTCAGAAAGCTTGAGAAGATACCTCAATCCGGTTTTACCAAATTTCGTGATATCACAGGTCTGACTACAGGTCTGAAAGCTCTTAGTGATGATATAGGTTCTGCTGTATCAGATCTTGTTGATATCATCGGAGGTAGTCTACACAAGAAGGGTAAGACTATAAGAGCCAAGGAAGGCGATACCTTCGAGTCAATTGCAGCACTTGAATACGGTGATGCTCTTGTTGGTGATATTCTAAGACGTGCCCAGCCTGAAAAGTCAATAATGAAAGCTGGTGATACGATCATTCTTGTTGATGATACCGAAATATTTCAAATCGATGTCACGCCACAATCCGTAGCATTAAAAAACAATGAAACAGCAAGAACCGTTAGAAGTTTGAAGTTTGGTGAGCGTAACCGTGTAGCAGCGAAGGTATATTGATATGCCTATTACCGCAAGAGATCCATACGCACCAAGATACATTGCCTATATCAATGGGGTTCCAATCCCCTCTGAGATATCTCAGATGATAAAGGATGTGAATGTTGAAGATGATGCTGAGATGTTTGACAAGGTAACGTTGGATATAAATGCCCTCCAGTACACATCAGGTAAAAACGTCATTGATCTCTTGGATTCAAAACTTTTTAACCCACCCCAGGTTCTTCGAATTGACATGGGGTATGGTAATGTGGTTGTTCCAGTCGCAGCAGGTGAAATTGTCAAGGTTATACCAGATTTTGGCACTGACTCAGTGAGTATGCAGGTCACCGCATATGACCCATTCTTCAGACTATCAAAAACAAAACACCAAACAGCAAGAACCTTCAATAGTAAGCTCAGTGAAATATTCAGTAGTGTTATCGGTGCCTACCCACAGGGTATATTTGTAAATGAAATACCACCTGGTCGAGACATTATTAAAAAGGTGACACAAAAACTAGGGACAAATGATTATAGATTCCTCAAAGAGTTAGCTGATTCTAAAGGTCTTGATTTCTTCAATGAATATGACGCTAAAACGAATAAATTTAAAATGGCAGTGAGTGCTCCGAACGATACAGCTGAAGCATCATTCAGGTTTGTATATTTTGAGCATGATGATGAGCCAACCAAAACACTCTATTCGTTTCAACCTGAGATGAATGCTGTAGATCAAATCACAGATGTTCAGTTCAGTAACTTCAACCCTAATATCAAGAGAAAAATACAGACATATGTGAGGACAGACAGCACAGAGACAGCTGGTGCTCAAGATGTCAAATTCAAGGGTGCTGAGAAGACAAAGGATCTAAAAGCGGCTAGTGGTGCTGTTGTCACCTTCAAAGCATTCGGTCAGCATTTTGAGATCATTGTTGGGAAACGTTTCAAATCTGAAAAAGAAGCTCAGATATATGCTGAGTGTTATATGAAGGGACGACTTGATAACTTCATCACAGGTGAGGCTGAAGTTATTGGTGTTGAGACAATGAAGGCTAGGACGATAGTTGAGTTTGCTGGTCTCTCTAAGGCATACAATGGTAACTACTATGTCAACCGAGTTGAACACGATATGAAAGACGGTCAAGCATATGTATGTAAACTGCATGTGCGAAAAATCGTAACAACGGTGGGATAAATGAAAAGATCTTTACATTATGGGACCGTTACCAGAAACGAAGATACAGATCTCGAAGCAGGATTACGTGGTGCTGTTTATTTTGAATCAGAGTCCTTGACAGGTGGTGTTGAATTTGGTGAGCCAGCAGAACCATGTTTTCCATTTGCTGCCAAGAACGCAGGATTCTTTTTCGTCCCATCTCCTGGTGATGTGATTGAGATTGAGGTCGAGGAGGATGTGGATCATCCGAATCCAAGATATCGATGTGGTGTTTACTCATCTGAAGACGATATTGATGATTTATTCAAGGAAAATTATCCCAATAGAATGGGTTGGGTTTCAAAAAAAGGCCATTTTTTCATCTTTGATGAGACTGATGGTGAAGAAATTGTTCGATTAGGGCATACACTTGGAACCAAATTAAGCATGGAAGCCGATGGTAGCTGGCTTGAGAATATCATCAGAGACAAGGTTGTCGAGATTGTCAAGAACCACTCGGTTAATATCGGTGGGCAAGAAAATATCAAGGTCAACCAGAATAGAAACCTCACAGTCAGTGGGGATACCGATACCAGGATCACTAAAGGGGATTTCATCCATGAGGTCTTTGGTGATTATGTCCTTAGAGTCCAAGGTGTTTTTAGACCCGAGTATAATTCTCAAGTCGGGACACCAGAAGAAATCGATGAAACAACCAAGGGTGGTCGTAAATACACGACAGGTGGTGGATTCAGTCACTCTATAGGTGGTTCTAAAGCTGAGTCCATCATCTCAAACTCAGAACAAACCATAAGTGGGAATGAATCTAAACTCGTTGCTTTCAAGGGTGATCACACATACGGCACCGGGATGAAGGAAACTATAGCTCTTGGTAATCGAGATTTTATAGTGGCTTTGGGTAATTATGTGGTGAGTATTCTCGCAGGTAATATTGATCTGAGCACATTGGTTGGTAATGTGAGTGTTGGTAATGCTCTAGGTGGGTTCACAGTCAGTCCAGCAGGGGTAGCAGAGCTTGCGAATCTATTGGGTGCATCTATCGCCACAGACCCAGTTGGTAATGTCATTATTGATGGGACTGTTGGTGTTTTTCTTGGTGGTGCTGGTCTTGGTGATATCGCTACTGGTGGTGTTTTGACGTTTGCACAAAACCCTATCGTAGACAATTTGACGGGTGCGCCACATTTGCCTAGTGTTAAAGTAATAGCGAAATAGGATAGTTATGTTTATCAAACAGTATTATGATTATGATAGAAAAAACACTGTCACCGACTACAAGTGTGAGTCATGTGATCAGGTGCAAACGGTCACATCCTCTGTATACAAGAGAAAGAAATATCCGATTTGTAGATCATGTTATTACAAATCGGATCTAAAGAAGATATCGTCTCAAAAAACATCTCTAACTATGAAATCGAAACCAGGTTATGTGGATAAAAGTATCCCAATCAAGGTCACCCTAGAAACAAAATATCTAGGCACTCAAACTATCAAGACATATTGGGATAAACCAAAACACAGATCAATGGTTGTATTCACCTGTCCAACCTGTAAGCAAGATAAAGAAACAGCCAAGTCAAAATTCATGAAAAAGAAACACATCCACTGTCACGACTGCTACCAAAAGTCAGAAGAACGTCAAGTTGTAGCACAGAAGAATCTCCAAAATAGAAAACCAATACCCACAGGGTCAGATTCAGTCCACTGGACAGGTGAGAGATGGAAAGAGAAGACATGTGCGTGTGGGATGGTATTCCAGGCTGAGAAGCGATATGGTGAGGCCCACAAAGAATACGCTGTCTACTGTTCAAAAGATTGCATGAGTAAATACCAACCACCTGTCCACCCTAAGCCAATAAATTACATGGGCAATAAACTCAAATCCTCATGGGAACATGCCTTTGCTAAATATCTGGTGAAGCTTGGTTATGTGTGGTTATACGAGCCAGATAGATTCGAGACTCCTTACGGTTACTACACACCCGACTTCTATCTCCCAGAGCTTGACATCTATGTTGAGGTCAAGGGTCGATGGCGAGAAGATGCAAAATTAAAATACGATTATTTTAAAAAGTTCAGCACAATCATCCTGGCAGATAAGGATTGG